TGTTGTCTAGATATAAATAATAAATCAAAATGTAAATGGGTTAAAGGTAAGGGATGTCAAAAAAAATCTAGTATTGCACCTGTATCTTCAAAAATAAGCCCAACACCAGTATCTTCAAAAATAAGCCCAACACCAGTAGTTGCACAACCTTCTACTATAATGATTGGTAATTATAAATTTTGTTTAGATACTAAAGGAAAACCGAGAAATAAAAAGAAATGTTCTAAAAAAAATAAAGAAAAAGGTTGTGTTTATATTAATGCAAAAGATGCTAAAAAGATAGGATTACCTGCTTATGGGTGTTATATAAAAACAAATAGACCTCCACAAACACCTGTTTCTTCAAATATAACAGCAGTTGGAAATATAACAGCAGTTGGAAATATAACAGCAGTTGGAAATATAACAGCAGTTGGAAATACAACAGATAATTGTAAAGGAAAAAAAAGAGGACCAAAAGGTAAAACATGTCATCCTAAAAAACCAGGATGTTGTCTAGATATAAATAATAAATCAAAATGTAAATGGATTAAAGGTAAAGGATGTCAACCAGTTTTAATTGGTTCTGTTCCAGTACAACCAGTTGGACCTGGAATACCAAGTGCGTTTTCCAAAATAGTTGAAGATTGCTTACTTAATAAAAAATGGAAAAAAGGTAAAGAATTAGGTCAAGGTAAATATGGCGTTATTTTTGAAACAGGAAAAAACAAAAAATTTGCTCTTAAATCTCAAAAAATAGATGATTCTTTTAAAAATGAAGTAAAATGTTTACAAGAATGTAAAGGAATAAAAGGTATTCCAAAAATTCAAGCAGCGTGGACTTGTAAAGGTGTAGGTTATTTAGTTATTGAAAAATTAAAAGAATGTAAAATTTATTCGGGTATATTTACTACACTAGCGCTGGCAAGTCAAAAAGAAAAAGAGGATCTTTACCATAAACTTAAATCAATATTAGATAAAATGGAAAAAAAAGGGTGGCTTATGATAGATATACATAGTGGTAATATTTTATGTAATAAACAAACAAATGATTATTATTTTATTGATTTTGGGTGGGCTATTAAAAAAGGTTCAACTAGTGCTGAATATAAAAACCATCCATTGTTTAAATCTATAGGTATTGACCCAACAGAAATCAGCAGCGACGACTGGAACGATCCTGAGACATTTAATAATTTTAAAAAAGTTCAACAGCTAAATTTATTAGAGACAGTTGATGCAAAAAACAATGCAATTTATCAGGATTTAGATGAATGGTATAATAATTGGAAGTACTCTATGTAATTAACAACAAGAACAAATAAAAAAAGTTCTATTATTTAATAAAATGTCGCCAAATTTAAAGTCATGTATATGATAAGTACTGATATTATCTAAAATACCTATTAAACTATATAAATTTAATTTTTGTAAATTAATTTTTAATTCTTTTTTAATAATTTTTATAATTTGGTTTATATTATCAATTTCATCAACATCAATTATAGTTGTAAAACCAGAAAAATATTTACAACTCATTGTAAATGTTCTTAAATTTACCATTATTATTTATTGTATATTTTAATTTAGTTAACATAAAGAAATAATGAATCATATAAGTTTTTATTTTTTTTTAATTAACTAATTGTAATATACTTAATTGTAATAAACTTGCTTTGTAGGGATATAATACTATTTCTAATAAGATTGTATATATAATTGCTACAAAAGGATATGTATAGGCAAGTATATAACCTATAATAGTAAAAATAATATCACCTAGTATATTTACTATACTATCACCTTCATATAATTTATATGTTTTTCTATATTTATTAATAATATATTCGCTGTTTTCAATTATTTCCCATAATGTTTCCACTATAATTGTTATAACTAAACCATTCAATGGTTTTATATGTAATGATTGTAGTATAAAATAACATATTATACCATGAGTGATATGACTAAAAGAATATATATCAAATACTTGTTTACTTGTATTTTCATCATCTAAACTATAACTAATTAATTTTTGTGGTGAATTCCATATGGGTCTTCCAAATATGGTTATCATTATACTATAATTATATATTTTTATAATCATCCCAATAAATTAAAATTTTAATATTTTTATTTTTTGAGTTATTTAATGCTAAGTAGCATTTAATTTCTTGTTCAGATGGTGGACATATAACTTTTTTGTATTTGACATTTTTATTATATTTTTTTAATAGTTTCCAGGATAATAAAATATTTAAAATGTTCATAAACAATTCCAAGAAAAAAAAATCATTCATTAATAATGCCACATTCAGTAATTCTAACTGGTTCAAATGGTGAATTTTTAGTATCAACATCTAAATTTTCAATTTCTTTTATAAATTTAAATCCCTCAATTACTTTTCCAAAAACAACATGTTTGCCATTTAAATGAGGGGTTTGTTCTGTTGTAATAAAAAATTGACTTCCATTTGTATCTTTTCCACTATTGGCCATTGAAACACAAAATTGTGAATGATTTATTTTAAAATTTTCATCTTTAAATTTTCCACCATATATCGACATGCTACCAGTTCCATCACCATTTGTAATATCACCACCTTGTATGCAGAATCCTTTAACTACACGATGAAATGGAGTATCAACATACATACCATCTTTACATAATTGTAAAAAATTATTACAAGTTTTTGGAACAATTCTAGAAAATAACTCAATTTTTATAATACCTTCGTTAATATTATCACCATATTTCATTTTTAAATAAACTTTATCATTTTGCAGAATTTTTTCTGGTTCAACATTTATAAGTTTTGTTTTGTTTATAAATTTTTCATTTTTTTGTTTGTTATAATTAAAATAATAATAAAGAGAAATACATAATATTAATATTATTAATAAATAAAACCACATTTTTTTTTTTTATAATTTAAAATAATATATTTTTAATAAAAAAAAATCTAAATATTTTAAATTAATGTGAATTTATTTTATTCGTATTTAACATTCCAAAATTATGTTTTGATATTATTTAAAGTTTTTTGATAATTATAAATAATATTCCTCATATTTAAAACAGTAGAGCCTAATTCTAAATTAAAATGATTACAAATTTTAATAAGTTCTTTTTTTTTTATTTTTTTTAATTGTGTTTTATTAATTTTATTACTTTTAATAATATTTTCAAATGATTTATTTGCTAAATTTTTTTGTTGATAATGATTAATAAATTCGATAATTTTTTGAATAAAAGAAGAAATTGTAATTTTTTGAATAAAAACAACATCATCTGTTTTTATAATTTCATTTTTTTTTTCTTTTTGATTTTGTAAATTCCAAATTTCATTATTTTTATAAAATATTTTTTCAGAAGATAGTTTATTATATAAAGTATTTAAATATTTTTCCATTATATCTAATTTAATATATTCAGTCCAGTTATATAAAGGAGATTTAATAATAGGTTCTAATTTTAATTGTTTTAAATTTTGTATTGTATTATGATAAGATTGTAAATTATTTAAAAAATGTAATTTAATAATAGGTAAAAAATATTCAAAATTTTTTGGAATCTTTTCAATCATTTGAATTGTTGCTAATCTAATATTAGCATAAGAAACTATATTATTATATTTTTTTACTTTATATGAATTTTCTTTTGAAAAACCTGGTTCATTTCTAATAGGATTTTCATTTAATAAAGTTTGTATTGATAATAATAAAGATCTTAAATTTTGACAAGAAGACCATTTAGGTCCAGGCCATGTTCCTAGTAAAGATAAACATATTTTACCATCTGCATATAGATTAGGATTAAATCTTACATTGTTATCTATTGTTTTAAAAAATCCTTTTGGTGGAGTAAAAGGATATGATTTAGTAAAAAGAAAATCAAAAAAATAAAACCCATTTTCATAAGGTGTAGATTTAGGTCCTATTATTAATGCTTTTACAGAAAACATACTTTCATCACTCCATTTAATAAATATACCTTCATTATTTAAATTATTTTTTTGTAAAATTTGTCTATCTTTCATTAATCTTTTAATTGCTTTATTCATAATTTTATTATAAAAAAATATATAATTATTTTTAAATATTTAATTTTAAATTTTAAATTAGTATAAATTAATATCATATTTTTCATTAATATTTTCAGGAAATAAATATGATCTAAATTGATAAATTTTTTTATAAACTTTTGCAATAGTAATATTTGATACAGAACTTTTTTCAGATACATTATTTTTTGTATATGGTAAACCAAGAATCATTATAACTAAAAATATACTACCAGCAGCAATACTAGAAGGAGTATTTTCATCAACTAGTTCAAGTTTTTCTGCCTTTTTTGCCACATGACAACAAATTTCAATAATTTCATTATCTAAATTTAGTTTAGAACAATATCTACCTATAAAATCTAAAGGACCAGTTGCTTTAATTTTATTTTTTTTATTAAAATTTGTTAAATTCATTATTTCTTTAAATTTTTTACATCCTTTTGTCATTTCAGATATTTTTAAACCAAATATTTCAGCAATCTCTTTTGCGCTTCTTGGTACATCTCTTAATCTACACGCAATATAGATACAAGCAGCTTCTAATCCTTTTCTATTTATACCTCTTGAAATTTTAGTTTCACTAAGAGTTTTATACATTTTTTTGGCATCTTCTATAATAATTTTAGGAATACCATATTTATCACAAATATTATTTAATTTTGAAAAAATAGCGTATAAACTTCTTTCTTTATATGGCATAGCATTCCATTGATGATATCTTCTCATTTTAAAAGTACTATAATCAGTATAATAATGTGATTTACTAATTAAAGAACCAATAGATGATTGTGGTAACAAATAATTAGTTGGCATACCAACTCTGGCTGGATTTCGAGATTTATTATCACTTTCACCATAAAATCTCCATTCTTGTTCACTTGATAAGTCTTTACACTTTACAAAACCACACTTTTCACATAGAAAACTACCTTCATAATTAATTATAGAATCTGTTTTACAATTATTGCAAATTTCTGTATTTTCTGTATTATTTGTATTTTCTTTTTTTTTATCTCCTGTTTCAGATATTTGATTATAAATGTTCCAAAAATTATCATTCATTATTTAATTATTTTTTTATTTTTTTTAAATTTATAAATCAAATTTTTATTTTTAATTTAAAGAATTAAAAATTTGATAATTTTTAAATTAAAAATTATTTATTTAATTTATTAAAATGGAAATAATTAAAAAAATTTATAAAGATATTAATTTAAATAAAAATATTAAAGATGAAACAAAATATTATCAAAATATATTAGGATTATTTTATAACAAAAGAAATTTTGAATTAAATGATTATTTTTATAAAGACCATATAGAACAAATATTATTATTAATAAAAAATAATAAAAGTTCAAAATATAAATTTGTAGAAACAGAAGAAGAAAAACAAAAAAACAAAGAACAAACTCTTTATTTAAAAAAACAAAAATTTTTTAAACAAAGAACAAAAGAATGGTTTAAAAAAAGGAAAACTTGTTTAACAGCCTCTAATATAAATAAATTGGATGGGAGTGAAAACGATAAAATTAGAATTATAATAGATAAATGTAAACCACTAAACATGGATCAAAATAAATTTTTCGCATCTAAACCATGTATACATGGTAATCAATTTGAAGATGTTGCTGAACAAATATTTAGTATAAGAAATACAGTAAAAGTATATTCTTTTGGTTGTATTGTTCATGAACATATAAAATATTTAGGAGCTTCTCCAGATGGAATCGATGAAAATGGGGAAATGTTAGAAATTAAATGCCCTTATTCCAGAACTATAACAGGTATATGTAAAGAAGTATATTATAAACAAATTCAATTACAATTAGCTGTAGCAAATTTAAATATTTGTAATTTTTTAGAAATTAAATTTGTTGAATATGATAACCCAACAGAATTTTATTTAGATTATGATGGTACAAATGAAAATAAACAAAAAAATGGTTTAGAAAAAGGTGTTTTAATTAAAATAATAAAAAATAATAATGAAAGAAAATATATATATCATCATATTAATTATACTTATAAAAAAATAAAACATTGGATTTCTAATAGTTTATATAGATTAAAAAGAGATGATAAACACAAACATTTTGTGAGTTTTGAAGTTATTTATTGGAAAGTAACAAAGTATTCTTGTGTAAAAGTATTTAGAGATTATGATTG